ATGAATTCCCAGACAACAAAAGATATTCCCTGCTTCCGTTCTTATTTGCCTGATGCCCTGCGTTTAAGATTTGAAGATAAACTGACCATCCGGGCCATCGCTCAGCGTCTGGGTCTCAGTCATTCCACAATACATACGCTTTTTTAGCGATTTCTTGCATCCGGTATCGCATGGCCATTGCCCGATTCAGTTTCATTCGCTCAACTTGACGCCATCCTTTATGCCAACAGAAAGAAGGAATTAACGTAAGCGCCCCATCAGCGACGTCTTGTGAAAATTGTCCTGTCTGGCAACAATCGCGCCCATCTATATTGATGGACACGAACGATGAATTCCCAGACAACAAAAGATATTCCCTGCTTCCGTTCTTATTTGCCTGATGCCCTGCGTTTAAGATTTGAAGATAAACTGACCATCCGGGCCATCGCTCAGCGTCTGGGTCTCAGTCATTCCACAATACATACGCTTTTTCAGCGATTTCTTGCATCCGGTATCGCATGGCCATTGCCCGATTCAGTTTCATTCGCTCAACTTGACGCCATCCTTTATGCCAACAGAAAGAAGGAATTAACAGAGCCTCAAATCAGAGAAGGCTCATGGCGAAAAGAACGGCGAACCAGCTATAGCCGTGAATTTAAGGTCCGTCTGGCTAAGCAGGCGTTACAGCCTGGGGCTGTTGTTGCCCGGATCGCCAGAGAACACGATATCAATGATAACCTGCTGTTTAAATGGAAAAGCCAGTACGAGGACGGCTTACTGAGCGATGATGACATACAGGAATGCATGCCTGTCCCGGTGGCACTGACTGATACGCCGGAGCCGACCAGACCAGTTACAAATCCCTTCTGGCGTAACAAGCATGATGAGCGCCCTGAGGGGGCTCCCGGAAACGTCCCACGGTGCGAGCTGCATCTTAAATCAGGTGTGGTAAAACTGTTTGACCCTCTCACTCCGGAACTGTTACGGGCGCTAATCCGCGAAATGAAAGGGGGTATCCGATGATAACGCTGCCGACCGGTACCAGAATCTGGATCATCGCTGGCATCACAGATATGCGTTGTGGCTTCAATGGCCTGGCTTCGAAGGTGCAGAACACGCTGAAAGATGACCCGTTCTCCGGGCATATCTTCGTCTTCCGGGGCCGCAGTGGCAAAATGGTGAAAATACTGTGGGCCGATCGTGACGGGTTATGCCTGTTCGCCAAACGCCTGGAACGGGGCCGCTTCGTCTGGCCGGTGACCCGGGAAGGGAAAGTGCACCTGACGCCAGCTCAGTTATCCATGCTACTGGAGGGGATCGCGTGGCAACATCCCAAACGGACAGAACGGCCTGGCATCCGGATATAACCCGTGATAAAACAAGGGAATGAACAATGAACTCCCCGATGATATTGAGCTGCTTAAAGCCATGTTGCGTAAGCAACAGAGTCGGCTTTGACAGTATGCCTGTCAGGTCGCGGGCTATGAGCAGGAAATTGAACGGCTGAAAGCGCAACTCGACAGGTTGCGTCGTATGTTGTTCGGCCAGAGTTCAGAGAAAAAGCGTCATAAGCTTGAAAATCAGATCCGACAGGCAGAAAAACGACTGTCGGAACTGGAAAACCGGCTGAACACAGCCAGAAATCTTCTGGAAGATGCATCGTCAGTCACAGATTCACCTGACACCAGTCCCCCGTCAGAAAACCCGATCGCCAGTAAGCCTGAATCCCCGGGAGACACATCGCCTTCTGCCTGCTGAAACCAGTTGCCCGGCCTGTGGAGGTGTTCTGAAAGAAATGGGGGAAACAATCTCAGAGCAACTGGATATCATTAATACCGCCTTTAAAGTTATCGAAACCATACGTCCCAAACTGGCCTGTAGCCGGTGTGATGTCATCGTTCAGGCACCACTTCCCCTAAACCGATCGAACGCGGTTATGCCAGTGCAGGGTTACTTGCACGGATCCTGGTCAGCAAATATATGGAACATATCCCTTTATATCGCCAGTCAGAAATATACGCGCGACAGGGCGTGGAGCTGAGCCGTAATACCATGGTGCGCTGGGTATCAGAAATGGCAGACAAACTCCGTCCTCTGTATATAGCGCTGAATGACTATGTTCTGGAGGCAGGAAAGGTGCACGCAGATGACACTCCGGTGAAAGTACTGGCCCCGGGGAACGGAAAGACGAAAACGGGTCGTCTGTGGGTATACGTCAGGGATGATCGTAATGCGGGTTCATCCCTGCCGGCAGCCGTCTGGTTCGCGTATTCGGCAGATCGCAAAGGAGAACATCCGCAGCTCCACCTGGCAAAGTATCAGGGCGTACTGCAGGCTGATGCCTATGCAGGTTATAACGTACTGTACGAAACGGGCCGGGTGAAGGAAGCCGGGTGCCTGGCCCACGCCCGCCGAAAAATCCATGACGAGGATGTGCGCCGTCCGACAGAAATGACTCAGGAAGCGCTCAGACGGATAGCAGAGTTATACGACATAGAAGCGGAGATACGTGGCAGTCCGGCAGAGGAACGGCTTGCAGTCAGAAAAGCCAGAAGCGTCCAGTTGATGCAGTCGTTGTACGACTGGATACAGTTGCAGAGGAAAACGCTGTCGAAACATGCGGAGATGGCGAAGGCGTTCGACTATATCCTGAATCACTGGAATGCGCTGAACGAGTTCTGTCGTGACGGCTGGGTGGAAATAGACAACAACATCGGTGAAAACGCGTTACGATCGGTGGCGGTTGGAAGAAAAAATTATCTCTTTTTCGGCTCAGACAAGGGAGGAGAAAGTGCGGCGATCATCTACAGTCTGCTGGTCACCTGCAAACAGAACGAAGTGGAGCCGGAGGACTGGTTGCGCGAAGTGATCGAGAAGCTCAATGACTGGCCGTCGAACCAAGTGCATGAACTGCTGCCCTGGAACTTCTCGTCTGTAAAATAATCCTTACGCTACGTACTTCTCGGGCGCTTACGGAAATGGTGGCGCAGGCGCAGCAGAGCGCCGGGGCCGCAGCCGGAAACGCACGGCAGACGGCGCAGGATGTGGCGGCAGCCGCAGGTTATGCCCGCGCAGCAGAACAGGCCAAAAATGACATTGATGCTGCGCTGACCGGCACTCTGAAAATGGCTAACCATCTGTCAGAAATCGCAGCAGCAGGCGAAAAGGCACAACAGAAGTCCCGGGATAATCTGAGGCTGAAAAGTGCGGCCACGATGGAAGCACAGAGCGACATTTACGACCGGACAAAAGGCCGTCTGGCGATACCCGGCGCATTCGGCTTTGGGTGTGCTTTTCTGCCTGAAGATGTTATCCGTTTTGACACTAAGAGTGATTTCCTGGCCTGGGTAAGGAATGCGCTGCCAGGTGAATATTCCGTTGCTGGCCCCTACGGCATCATCATACCCGACACACGGTTTGAAGGGGGCTCAGCATCCGGTGGACTGATGCACGCCCTGAGACAAGGGAACCGCGGTACAGAGCCAAATCCCTTACTTTTTACGGCATTAACGGCCCCATTTATCACACCCGCTACTGCTACTGGCCCATATCCAGACTGACTGGGTGAAAATAAATATAGCCACAGAAGATATTATTTACAGAATCGTGGCGAGCTCTGTCCGCAACAGATGGGGAGACCCTGACATTGGCGGGCTGATTATTGCTGCGTACCAGGGAGAAGCTGACGGTGATAAAGTCATCAGACTTGTCAGGGGCAGTCATACAGAGGCTCACGACTGGGACCGGTGGGGATTTCAGTGCCCTGTACTCCCACCGGAACGTATATAGCATCCCTACAATTTTTCATTACGGGATGTTCAGAGCATTCATTACCGGGGTCATATTGCGCCCTGTCCGGGGTGCCGGATGCTCATGTCTCTGGCGCAATGCTTGGGCTTTTTATTCGCACATCGTGAGGAATGCACCGTGGAAATTAAAAAAATCATTAATCCCCGTTATACCGAAAGTGGCGCAGTAGACTGTGACGTTTTTTTTGACGACAGGGACCAGGCAGTCCCCTACACAGCCACCGCTGATGATGTCGCTTCGACGGGTCAGCAAATCTGGCAGGAACTGCAAAGCGGCAAATGGGGTGAGATAGCCCCATTCACTGTGACACCAGAAATGCTGGAAGCGGCCAGAGAGGCCAGACGTCAGGGAATTGAAGCATGGCGCACAGAACAGGAGGCGAAGCCGTTCACGTTTGAATGGAACGGTCGTATCTGGAATGCTGGCCCCAACTCACTGGGCCGCCTTTATCCGGTGGTAATGGCTGCGAAATCCGACATTGTACGGGACGTGATGACGTGGGGTGATGCCGATAATCAGCAGGTGAAACTGTCGATGCCGGAACTGGAAGAACTGGCGGCAGCAATGGTGCAGGCTGTTGTTGAACGCAATGACGAGATTTATCGCCGTCAGCGTGAAATGAAAGAGGAGCTGAGCAGTCTGGATGATTTGGCTTCAATTCGGGCGTTTGACGTTGAGTAATGAATAAGCCGCAACTGGCGGAATCACAGAAGACCGCTTTGCTTACCGAAGCGGAGTCTGTCATCCGGCCGCCGGGGCGTGCTGTCAGGCTGAACAGGGAAACGGATGAATCCGGGGAGGCCCGGGGCGGGCCTCTGTTTTTCCGGAGTCAGTCCGGTCTGTGGTTTATGCGATGTGATTATGAATGGTGCAGTTGTGAGCCGTTTTCAGGCAATCGCAGGGCCAGTACCTCGTCAGTCAGCTGACGGTAAATCTGCTGTTCAGTCTCACGCATCACCTGTGCACCGGCTTCCCTCTCCGCATCCGCATCACCGCTCAGACCTGATGCTTTCAGCCGGTCAGCCACCCTCTGAGGGTACTCATTCTCCAGCATCTCATATTTCTGCTCTTCTGCCTGCGCCCAGCGGTCAGCTTCCGTACGCTTCAGTACAGCATGCCATGGTCCCCAGAGGGAGAACCAGTCCGTAAATTCATTCTCTTCACGGCTTCTGACCATGGCTTCGGCAGTGCGGAGGTCATTTGCTGTCACTCCCGACACGCCATAGAAACGCATTTCCTTCACGGCAGTGGAGAGCTGAAGTTTCTCTGCGAGCATGGTCTGGAAGGCCAGGTAGACTTCTATCTCATCCACAAAATGGAGAGTTCTGACTTTATCCCGGGCAATGTCCTCCAGAATTTCGAGGCGGAACATTTCCCTGCCCAGGGAGAGCAGAGCGCCGGTATCATTATCGAAAAGGCCTTCTGATGCCTGATGGACCAGGAGGGTTTTCCGGAGATTGTTCCATGTGAGCGCGACACGGTCCTCACAGCTCTCAGTGGCATCAGCAGCAACAGCGAAAGACTGCTGTCGAAGCTCCGCAGAGGCACTGAGTTTTTCCAGCCATGCAGCGACCTGTTCACGGAATCCGGAGGTATTGCGTGCAGAGACGGTATCGGAAAGGCGGTCAAGGAACGCGGAAAAGGTGTTGGCGTGCTCTTCATGTTCAAAAGCATGCCATATCTGTGATACATCAGATTGTTTGTTTTCCGGGAACCATGCTGTCACGGCATCAGCCAGGGGCGATGGAGTGTATTCTGTTGTCCGTCACTCATGGAGAAGTAAATCCGTGGGCCGTGGTAGTCCGGCGAAGAGGTTAATCTTTGCAGGGCTTGCAGAGTGCGAGTCGACAATGGATTGTTATAAATATTAACATCTGCATAAATGTGCAGATTCATGATACTGTCTGGCAATGTGTTCAGCTGATTGTTAGGGATATATAGTGATTGCAGACGTTGTGGAAGTTCGGGCAGTCTGTGTAGTTGGTTTTCCCCAACGTTTAAAAGCCTCAGATTTTGAGGAAGGGCGGTAGCTCTTGTAATCTGTTATCAAAAGCACTTAGTTCCTGTAGTTCACATGGTAATTCTGGTAAGGCAGTAAGCTGGTTGTTGCCAACAGAAAGTTTTTGTAGAGCCGGGGAAGATCAGGTAGCGTCTCCAGGCTATTGAGAAGGGCTGAGAGTGACTGCAAGGAAGATGGAAGAGAAGGCAAACATGTTAAAACTCTGTTAAGTGAAACATCAAGAGCGACCAGGTGAGGCGGAAGAGCCGGGAGCCTGCTCAGTCTGTTATCGCTGGCTTTAAGTACAGTTAAGGACGGAGGGAGTTCTGGCAGAGAGCGTAGCTCATTGCTAGAGATGTTAAGTTCTTGTATGTGCGGGGGCAGGTATGGGAGAGAGCGTAATCTGAGTAAACTTAAATTGAGGGCTGGCTCTTGAAAAGCCAGACATATTTTCAGTAATCGAACTGCCTGTGTTCGGTCTTCTGTTGCAGCACCTTCCTTGGCCCAGTTATCCCAGATGCGGTGATAATCCGTGATATTTTGCTCTTCTACGGATAAACGGGATATACATCCTAAACCACAAAAGGAGCGGAAAAAAGAAGGATTGTGGGCAGGTTTCATTTATTATTGATCCTCATTGTTTATATATTAATATGTTCGTGCAAATGGAGTGAGGATTCTTTAAAAAAACGCGCCTGTAAATAGTTAAGAACAGGAAGAACTGTTGGGGATGTGGCTGGCCGAAAATGAAGGGGTGAAGTTCTGGCTCAATGTGCTGACTGAACTGAAAAAACGCGGTTGGTCGCCCTACCTTTTCATCAAGCCAGTAGTCTGCCCACCACAGCATCATTTCTCTGCGCTTATCGAGATACTGAGCATGGTTGTAAATTCAGCTAACCCAGTGCGTTGACAAAAAATTAGCGCAAGAGGACAAAAAATCACCTTGCGCTAATGCTCTGTATCAGGTCACTAATACCAGCTAAGTAGTTGATTTATAGTGACTGCATATGTTGTGTTTTGTCGCATTTTGTAGTCTGTTATTTAACCGCAGATTCGTGTAATGCGATGATTTTTAAGTGATTTATATTATTTTGTCATCCTTCAATAAGGAAAGTTGCACATTTAAAATCTCTTTAATTATCAATAAACTACAATGTACAGGTCATTATTAGTCAAAATAAAATTATTTGTTGATTTCAATTTTGTCCCATTCTCTCCCTCGGCTGTCCCTATACCGCGCCGCCATTGAATCTGATTTATGCCCGAGAAGACGTTGAGCAAATTTATCGCCAATCTGGTTCCGGTATAGCCTCGCTGACAGGCTACGCAGTTCATGGAATGTTGGCGGGTCTCCATCAAATGAGAGTCCGGAGGCATTTCTCGCCTTTGTAAAATACTTTGATACTGTTTTCGGGGAAAGCGGATCGTGATGCTTTGATGCGATTATAGTTTCACTGCTGCTGGCCTCCCTGCATTTCTGTAGTGTATCAACCAGTGAGATATTGAGCGCGTCAATCGTTAGCGTCAGCGGAATGGCGAGCTTAGCCCCTGTTTTACCCTGCTCAATGTGAAGATGGTTGTCGTTTATGTCTGACCACTTCATTCTGCATAAATCGCCCACTCTCTGCCCTGTAATGACGGCCAAATCCATTGCCAGCCTCAGCCAGATAGGGAGAGGTTCGGCTGCATGGTAAATCTCGACATACTCATTAGCTGTCAGCCTTGAGCGCCTTACTTCTGACTTTGCTGTGCGGGTTGCTGTTACCGGATTCGTAGCCACATGCCCCTCGGCTATTGCTTCACGAAAAACGTCAACAAGGGTTGACCTGATTAATTTTGCGGAAGCCGCTTTACCTTCTGCTACGTAGGTATTTAGCATTGCTGCCACCTCTTTCGTTGATATGTCAGTGAGCGGTTTGTCCGGCAATTTTCTTCGAATTGCCCTGATTTTGCTGGCGTAGTCGAGTAGAGTTTTCGGTCTGATGCCCCTCTCGCTGAGGATTGTTTCATATCGGTCAAGCCACGCATGAAGGGTGATTGAGTCAGCGCCTTTAATCCTGTCTATCAGTGACTCGCGCCCGCTGTCTGATAGCAACTCAATGTTGGCCTGTATTGCTTCAGTGATTGCTATCCTCCTGTCTCGGCCTAATCCGAACTCTTTACCCGTCCTTGGGTCCCTGTAGCAGTAATATCCATTGTTTCTTATATAAAGGTTAGGGGGTAAATCCCGGCGCTCATGACTTCGCCTTCTTCCCATTTCTGATCCTCTTCAAAAGGCTACCTGTTACTGGTCGATTTAAGTCAACCTTTACCGCTGATTCGTGGAACAGATACTCTCTTCCATCCTTAACCGGAGGAGGGAATATCCTGCACTCGCGTACCCATCGACGAACTGTTTCAAGGCTCCTTGGGCGTCGCTGGCGTGCGTTCCACTCCTGAAGTGTCAAGTACATCGCAAAGTCTCCGCAATTACTCGCAAGGGAGCGAGTATTGGTTTATTTTCTCCAACAAAAAAGGAGCCGAAGCTCCTTTGATGATTAAAATTCGAATTGTCTCGCCCGAAGGCTTTTCAGCATTGGTTTTGCCCGTTCGAAAAGGGCGCTTGCTTGGTCAAGTCGTGTCGCCTCCCTTAGCAGTACATCTCTGTTTTTCGTCACCGTGTAAAAAGTTTCAAACGCGATGTTATACAGCTTGCTCGTGTATGATGAGTTCAGTTCCTTCAATATCGGGTACAGACGTTTGCAGATGTCCAGCGCATTCTCCATCTGTACCTGCATATAGCAAAGGAGGATGATTTCTTCGTCTGTGAATTGCTGCTGGATCTGCGGGTGCTGTTCCGCTTTGCCCGGGCTGAAATAGCAGTCTTCCAGTTTTTCGAACACTTCCCACGCCTGATCGGTTTCGAGCATTTTTGCGTGGCGGGCTGCGCCTCGTTCTGTCCAGAGGATGAGGTGCTTTGCTCGCGGTGCAACTAAGTTACTGTGAGTAACCTTGTTCTTAAATTCCCGCAATTCACCACCCTCCAGTTTAAAGTAGTGCTTACCACAAACAAAACGCCCGGCATTGCGCGTATAGTTCACTTTAATGTTGTTGGTCTCAGTGCCGTAAAGTCGTGCCAGTAGTTCGGTAGTGATGACGGGGATGTGGTTATAGGTAATTGGGGAAAGGGATTCAACAGAAATTTGAGTAGCCATGGTTTTATGTCCTATCGCATATTTTGAATTCACCCCTTTTGAGAGGGTGGTCGGGCGCTCAAAACCGGCGATAGACGGCGGGCATATTTCCCTTGCGGGTGTTTTATTAGCCGCACGCCCGACCATTGAATTCTCAATGTCGTAGACATAAAAAAATCCGCATAACTGACGGGGCGGTTTCCGCTATCGCAAAGGTGTTTTGAGCACCATGAAGCGGAATATAGCCCCGTTAATGCGGTGTTGTCAAATCATGTAGGCCTTATCTTGCTGTAAGCCGCGCCATTCGGGCTTTTCCCCACATTTGGGGAAAACTATCTTGTCAAAATCATGCAGCCTTTCGCTCTCCTTCGATGAGTTCCTCTATTTTGTGCACTCTAGCCTCGTTGTACCGAAATGTTTCAACCTGCTTGTCATTGTGCGCCGATTTGTCGATGAACCACTTCCCGTACTTTTCTGTTTTGAGCATGTAGGTGTTGGCTATACGTCCTACCTTGTTGGCTGAAATACCGTAGCGCTGGCCGACTTCCGTAGCAGAGTAGTAGTGCTCTGAGATAGCTGGCAGGGGTACAACATCGCGACCAACAATCGGGTTGAACACTCCAGCTACTGCTGCCTGCTTTGATTCTGAGGACAGATTCGGGAACATATTCACCAGTCGATCCGCCATGTTCAAAGCTATTTCCATGGCTCGCGCACGGTCTAGGCTACTTTCTGGTTGCGGTACTGGTTGAGGATGGTTGGCAACCTTTTCGCGCTGATTGAAGTAGCCGTCCTCCAGTTTTTCGAACACGTCCCATGCCTGATCGGTTTCGAGCATCTTCGCGTGACAGGCGGCTCCGCGCTCTGTCCAGAGGATGAGGTGGCGTGCATTTGGGGCAATTTTCACAAAGTAGTTTAAAGCTACTTTGTGTTTTAGCGCGCGCAGCTCGTCACCAACGACCTTGTAGAAGTGTACCCCCTCAACAAAGCGCGACTTGTTTTCATGATGGTTTTGCCGGATGCGCACAACATCCGTTCCGTACAACTGCGCCAATAGTTCGCTGGTGATGACGTTGGTTTGTTTGTAGGTGATTGGTGAAAGTGTTTCGACAGAAATTTGAGTATTCATAGCGTCCTCACATTGGCTTTTGCATTGAAGAAAGCTTGACGGTGAACTCGCCGTAACGAGTTCAGATAAAAGAAATCCCCGCGAGTGCGAGGATTGTTATTCATTGCCGATATTCACCTTTATCTCAAACACCTTTATCGGCTTATCTCCTTTGCATGGCACGTAATTTTTTCAGATGGTTCTCCTGCTCTGTTTCAGCCAGGATCTGGTGATATTCTCTGTGATCAATGTGTTCGAATAAATTATTGAATTTTCTGATGCACACCCTTCCAGGATAGCCATCCATCCTCTTGAAGAATACTGAGTGATCAGTACTACGAATGATTTTTACTGGATAGCCAGCGCTATCGGTGTATATCTGACCACGTTGAATCAGAGCGAACATTCCTTTATCTCCAGCGGCAAATCGAATACATCATCAGTGCTACCGCCAGTGCGGTTCCTACCTCTTTGAATGCTTCAGGCCAGGTCATTGATTCACCTCCCGCTCAATATTTTTAAGGTCATTCTCCGCATACAGTATCGCTGTCCTGGCTGCTCGCAACCGCGCTTTGGCGTTTTTCTCTTCACGTTCAAGTTTTGCCACAGCTTCTCGAAGAGCGTCCCGCTTTGCATAAAGTGATTTAATCTCAGACACGATGTTTTCGCCGTTTCTCGCGCGGTCGAGAACAAGTTCGAATGGATCTAAAGCCAATCCGCATCGGTTGCAGGTAATCGTACGATTCACTTCTGAAATTGTTGTACGGATATGCTGACAGCATTTTTGCTCGACGCTTTTTCTGTCGGTTATCACAACGTTGAGAAGTCCTTCCTCCTCTGATTTTGGCTGCACCAGGGTGATAACATTATCGCTGTTATCGTCCATCACTTCACCTCCTGCGGCGGTTCTGGTAGCGGCATCCAGTGGATTTGCCCCTATATTTCCAGACATCTGTTATCACTTAACCCATTACAAGCCCGCTGCCGCAGATATTCCCGTGGCGAGCGATAACCCAGCGCACTATGCGGATGCCATTCGTTATAATGCTCGAACGCCTCTGCAAGGTTCTTTGCTGCCGTTAACCCGTCTGGTTTGGGCATGATACTGATGTAGTCACGCTTTATCGTTTTCACGAAGCTCTCTGCTATTCCGTTACTCTCCGGACTCCGCACCGCCGTGTTCTTCGGTTCAAGTCCCAACATCCGGGCGAACTGGCGTGTTTCATTAGCCCGGTAGCATGAACCATTATCCGTCAGCCACTCCACTGGAGACGACGGAAGATCGTTGCCGAAGCGGCGTTCCACCGCTCCCAGCATGACGTCCTGTACTGTTTCACTGTTGAAGCCGCCGGTAGTCACCGCCCAGTGCAGTGCTTCACGATCACAGCAGTCCAGCGCGAACGTGACACGCAGTCTCTCTCCGTTATCACAGCAGAACTCGAACCCGTCAGAGCACCATCGCTGATTGCTTTCTTTCACGGCCACTCTGCCTGTATGTGCCCGTTTCGATGGCGGTACAGCAGGTTTTCGCTCAAGCAACAGCGCATTCTGGCGCATGATCCGGTAAACACGTTTGGCATTGATCGCAGGCATACCATCAAGTTCTGCCTGTCTGCGAAGCAGCGCCCATACCCGACGATAACCATACGTGGGCAGCTCTCCGATAACATGGTGTATACGGAGAAGCACATCCGTATCATCAGTGTGACGACTGCGGCGGCCATCCATCCAGTCATCGGTTCGTCTGAGAATGACGTGCAACTGCGCACGCGACACCCGGAGACAACGGCTGACTAAGCTTACTCCCCATCCCCGGGCAATAAGGGCGCGTGCGCTATCCACTTTTTTGCCCGTCCATATTCAACGGCTTCTTTGAGGAGTTCATTTTCCATCGTTTTCTTGCCGAGCAGGCGCTGGAGTTCTTTAATCTGTTTCATGGCGGCAGCAAGTTCAGAGGCAGGAACAACCTGTTCTCCGGCGGCCACAGCAGTAAGACTTCCTTCCTGGTATTGCTTACGCCAGAGAAATAACTGGCTGGCTGCTACACCATGTTGCCGGGCAACGAGGGTGAACCGCCCCGGGAATCCTGGAGACTAAACTTCCTGAGAAAGAGGTAAACAGGATGACTAAAAATACTCGTTTTTCCCCCGAAGTCCGTCAACGGGCAGTCCGTATGGTTCTGGAAAGGCTGGGCCATACTCCTCCGGCAGAAGCAGAAAAAGCTTATTATGCTTCCATCGGAAACGATGATCTGGCAGCCTGAGTTCACAGATAAAACACTCTCCAGGAAACCCGGGGCGGTTCAGGGAGACCGTCATCCCCGGTTCAAAGCTCTGCTGAACAATTGCGATTTTTTCCTGTGTGGTACGCCGTCTGCGTTTCTCCGGCCCTAAGACATCAATCATCTGTACTCCAATGACTAGTCTAAAAACTAGTATTAAGACTATCACTTATTTAAGTGATACTGGTTGTCTGGAGATTCAGGGGGCCAGTCTATCCAGTGGGTTGCCTGTTCAATACCATTACCTGGCTTAACCGTTACATCTCCACGCCGGAATGTACCTCCGGTATAGCGTGCGGAGCATATTAGCGGTTCAACCAGAGAGCTATCGAAATTCACCGAAATAAGTACGTTCTGGCCCTTTTCAGGCATTCGATCACTACAGCTTATCCAACCATCCGGAATTACCGGAGAGTTGCCCGACATCTCATTCAACTTGTAAGTCTGGCTTACAGGTTTGGCTTCCAGTTCTGCTATGCGCTTTTTTGCTGTTTCCAGCTCGCTCAGCAGTGTCAGCACAGTAGCCGGATTGGCTGCGGCGATGAATTCAGCATTGGCCTGCTGTTCCATTTGGAAATCTTCATCGAAACCGCTTTCAGGATGCGCTCCTTCAATTCTGCAAATAGGAAGATATCCAACAACTTCACGGTGAATTAGCGCATCATCAGCATCAAGTTTCTCCTCTCCATATTCGAGCGACCACACACCCCACGTTGCTTTCTCTGAAGTGGCACACTGAATTTGGCCACCTGAACAGAGGTGATATGCTCACCTCAGAACAACACAGGTGCTCCAATGAAAAAAAGAAATTTTAGCGCAGAGTTTAAACGCGAATCCGCTCAACTGGTTGTTGACCAGAAATACACGGTGGCAGATGCCGCCAAAGCTATGGATGTTGGCCTTTCCACAATGACAAGATGGGTCAAACAACTGCGTGATGAGCGTCAGGGCAAAACACCAAAAGCCTCTCCGATAACACCAGAACAAATCGAAATACGTAAGCTGAGGAAAAAGCTACAACGCATTGAAATGGAGAATGAAATATTAAAAAAGGCTACTGTAGATTCAATTGGTCAACGCAACAGTTATGTGAAAACATGGGGTTGCGGAGGTTTTTTGAATGAGACGAACATTTACAGCAGAGGAAAAAGCCTCTGTTTTTGAACTATGGAAGAACGGAACAGGCTTCAGTGAAATAGCGAATATCCTGGGTTCAAAACCCGGAACGATCTTCACTATGTTAAGGGATACTGGCGGCATAAAACCCCATGAGCGTAAGCGGGCTGTAGCTCACCTGACACTGTCTGAGCGCGAGGAGATACGAGCTGGTTTGTCAGCCAAAATGAGCATTCGTGCGATAGCTACTGCGCTGAATCGCAGTCCTTCGACGATCTCACGTGAAGTTCAGCGTAATCGGGGCAGACGCTATTACAAAGCTGTTGATGCTAATAACCGAGCCAACAGAATGGCGAAAAGGCCAAAACCGTGCTTACTGGATCAAAATTTACCATTGCGAAAGCTTGTTCTGGAAAAGCTGGAGATGAAATGGTCTCCAGAGCAAATATCAGGATGGTTAAGGCGAACAAAACCACGTCAAAAAACGCTGCGAATATCACCTGAGACAATTTATAAAACGCTGTACTTTCGTAGCCGTGAAGCGCTACACCACCTGAATATACAGCATCTGCGACGGTCGCATAGCCTTCGCCATGGCAGGCGTCATACCCGCAAAGGCGAAAGAGGTACGATTAACATAGTGAACGGAACACCAATTCACGAACGTTCCCGAAATATCGATAACAGACGCTCTCTGGGGCATTGGGAGGGCGATTTAGTCTCAGGTACAAAAAACTCTCATATAGCCACACTTGTAGACCGAAAATCACGTTATACGATCATCCTTAGACTCAGGGGCAAAGATTCTGTCTCAGTAAATCAGGCTCTTACCGACAAATTCCTGAGTTTACCGTCAGAACTCAGAAAATCACTGACATGGGACAGAGGAATGGAACTGGCCAGACATCTAGAATTTACTGTCAGCACCGGCGTTAAAGTTTACTTCTGCGATCCTCAGAGTCCTTGGCAGCGGGGAACAAATGAGAACACAAATGGGCTAATTCGGCAGTACTTTCCTAAAAAGACATGTCTTGCCCAATATACTCAACATGAACTAGATCTGGTTGCTGCTCAGCTAAACAACAGACCGAGAAAGACACTGAAGTTCAAAACACCGAAAGAGATAATTGAAAGGGGTGTTGCATTGACAGATTGAATCTACAACAGCGTATTTTGCACAGGAGTCGCTGAAAAATACGCGTTAATCGAACAATGGCGACAACAATTTCCCATTGAAGCGATGTGTCAGGTATTTGGTGTATCCAGGAGCGGTTATTACAACTGGGTACAGCATGAACCCTCAGACAGAAAACAAAGTGATGAGCGGCTAAAACTGGAGATTAAGGTGGCACATATCCGCACTCGCGAAACATATGGAACCCGGCGGCTCCAGACGGAGCTGGCAGAGAATGGCATCATCGTTGGTCGTGACCGACTGGCACGTCTTCGTAAGGAGCTAAGGCTACGCTGTAAGCAGAAACGCAAGTTCAGAGCGACTACGAACCCGAACCACAATCTGCCAGTTGCGCCAAATATGCTGAACCAGACGTTCGCTCCTACAGCACCAAATCAGGTCTGGGTGGCGGACCTGACGTATGTTGCCACACAGGAGGGATGGTTGTACCTCGCTGGCATCAAAGATGTTTATACGTGCGAAATTGTCGGCTACGCCATGGGAGAGCGCATGACAAAAGAGCTGACAGGTAAAGCCCTGTTTATGGCGCTCAGGAGCCAGCGCCCACCTGCCGGGCTAATCCACCACTCTGATCGAGGTTCACAGTACTGCGCATACGATTACCGGGTCATACAGGAGCAGTCTGGTCTGAAAACATCAATGTCGCGTAAAGGTAACAGTTACGACAACGCTCCGATGGAAAGCTTCTGGGGAACGCTGAAAAATGAGAGCCTGAGCCACTATCGTTTTAATAACCGGGATGAAGCCATCTCAGTAATACGGGAATACATTGAGATTTTCTACAATCGTCAGCGTCGTCACTCTCGTCTGGGGAATATCTCCCCGGCAGCCTTCAGGGAAAAATATCATCAGATGGCTGCTTAAAAAAAGAACAAATGGTAGTGTCCGCTATTGCCAGTACACCTCAAATGTCCTTCTCGTAAACAAGTTTGCATTGCCCCACTGAATGGCTCCTGTGACCTGTGCCAGATGCAGAAGCCCCATATAACTGATATCCAGGCATACAGCCTTTTTTCGTGGGACCAGATACGCCAGCTTGCTGGCCGGGTTCAGGGTTATGCCGATGGCGGCAACATTGATGATAGCGTTCTGTGCGCTGGGCAGATTTGCCCGTGCTGTGTCAGCCAGAAAGGCATTTTTCTGGAATTGCTGAATTGCAAACTGACTTTCCTTCGCCCATGTCAGCGTCGGTTCAGTTAATGCCTTGCAGAAAAAGCGCTCCTGCTGCTTAACAAATTCAACGATATCGAACATTTTTTTGGTCCTGAAAATCAGAAAGGACAGGGGAGAATTTTCTCTCCCATTCTTCTTCCGCCCGAGCATAGGCGATCGCTGAGATATAATCGTTGTACGCCTCTTCAGCTTTTTCGCCAGTGAGTGCCAGTTGGGCTTCTTTGGGTAAAAAAAGGCTGCTCATAAGCAATGGTTTATCGGGGAACATGCTGATAAGCTCCTGCGCCCGATCATCAATCCATTTATCCTTTTCATCCTGAATATGCTGATTAACCCAGCGACGCTCCTCTATGCGGTCGCAGGTGAGGTATGCGTTCATGGCGGAACTCCTGATTCCGGTTAATGCATTAAATTAATTTGTCGGGAAAGCTGACAGACAGGGCAGTTACATTCTTCCTCCTGCTCTTTAGCGAAGAAATATGCAGCGGCCTGTAATGCGATGTCTTCTGAATGTTCCGCGATAAACATAACATTGCCTTCCGTATCAATAACAGAAATAGCCTCATCAGGCAGGACGACAAAATAGGCGATGATTTTATCATCCATAAAAACTTCTCCCATTATCGTTTCTGCTGGCGTTATGACGTTTTTTACATTGATATTAATTTTTTGATTGAGCATGATATTTCCTTTCAGGCTGGTGAGATTAACGGTTGGCCTTTATGGTTCAGGTAAACTTCGATTGCATCTGAAATAATGCGGATTTTTTCAATCAGTGAATGTGCGTAAAGTGCATTATTAACGTTAGCTGACGCCATGTAATAACGCCCGTTGTAAAGAATTGCTGTACCGGGTTTAACGTCCTCGCGAGAAACTAATGCGGTTCCGTAGTGAGGTTTGAGCATGACAAATCCTCCGGTTAATTAATCCAGATATTTAATTTAATCCCCGATATGTGATCGGGGATGGGGTTAATTAAAGATTAACGTTGAAACCAAAGCGGGAAGACTTTTCCGATGTGCAGGAAATATCCAGCAATTTACGGCGCATTTCTTCCGTCAGATGCTTGAAGGCGTTAAATTCGGCGACAGCCGCATCGACGTTATAGCCGTTACGACGTAATTCATTAAATATGCGCATTGCAGGGCTTGGCATGTCGAATAAGACGGAGGTATCAAGCTGCAATGTATTTCTATCAACATAGTTCATCGTGGCATAGGGGTGATGCTCTGAAAACCACGATAAAGGGAAATTGATATTCATCGCAGGAGAAGACAGGGCCAGTTGTTTCTGTTCCCATAGTTGTTTTTCCATGCGATCGAATTCAGCAATGTAGGCTTCCTTGAATGCAGCTGCTTTTTTGCCGGTGAAGCCCATCACCAGAAAAACGAAGCCGTTTTTGGTGATTTGGTAGGCGTTATAGGTATTGCCTCGGTGTTCGAATTTAACCCGCGAAAAGTTGCGGGTTAAGAATTGCTCAGAGCATTCGAGGGATTCTATTTTCTGAACAACATGGTGATGCTGCTTGCCAAAAAACTCAGCAATCGAAATAGAAGTAGTGACGGCGCGACCATTTTCGATGGTTACGTCAGGGTGAGAAAGGGTAGTAGCCATAATGACATCCTCAAGTGATAAGTTAATTAACTCACCACCAGAGGTGCTAATCTCATGGGTGGTGAGACGCACAGGGTTAGCACTACCGGTCACTCGAGAACCCGGCCAGCCTTGCGGCTGCCCCGCACGCCTCACCATAATTTGAATGTGGCTGTGCATTACGCATAAAAAAACCGCTTCAGCGCGGTTATGCGCTCGAGTAACTTTCGGGGTGCTAATCCCGGCACCCGTTTTATGAGGTGTTCGCCAAATATAGCCCCGACATCACACGCAGTCAATATCGTCCTTTCTCGGAAATGCTTTGGCGGTGCCGCCTGCACCCCAAAACATTCCCTGTATTGGTCAGCGCCAACTTCCTGCCAGTGTTGCCCGTTCTCACGCCGTTCTCGCTCTCGCGCGGGGATACTCTCTCATCGACCGGATCGCACCCGATGATACAGCACGTTTACGTGTAGGGGTCTAAACCGGTCATTGACGCTGTAAAGCTCCAGATTGTTAAAGAGCATTTTGCGGCGGGTTAAGTCGCGCCGTACGACTGATTTATGTAGCCCTGTGTCAGGGCGCGATGTTTCTGGCTTGGGTAAAATATAATAAGCGCAACTGATCACAGTTAATAGTAAGACAAATAATTTAATTTTAATCTATGTGATTGATTTTTAGATTAATTTATTTATGTAAAAAATATAAGCGAGGATAATGCAGGTGGTGAGTTATGGAGGATGCGCAAAGAAAAACCGGCGCTGAGGCCGGTTACTCTGTGTTAGATTTGGTGTGAGGGAACCCCTGATAACACTAAGAAAAGCAGTGAACAGTCAAAGAGAACCCAGCGGGCTTGGTGGCTTTTGACAAAAACATCGCCTGTAACTATAATTAGTTGCAATGTAGCGAAGATGAGATTATGTGGGTATGGGGAAAGCAGATAAGCTACTGGAAAAGTTTTTAAACAGTAAAAAAACGTTTGAATGGGATGAGTTGGTCGTTTTGTTTTCCTCTCTGGGATATGTCAAAAAGGAAATGCAGGGCTCAAGAGTGCGGTTTTTCAATGCTGAAATCAACCACACCATATTAATGCATCGCCCACATCCAGAAAGTTATATTAAAGGTGGAACGCTGAAAGCGATTAAACAGAATCTGAAAGAGGCTGGGGTATTATGAATCATCTAAAATATAAAGGATATTTAGGTACAGTAGAACCAGATTTTGAAAATAATATCCTGTACGGAAAACTGGCGTTTATTCGAGACCTGGTAACTTATGAGGCTTCTACATTAGCTGAACTGGAACAGGAGTTTAAGACATCGGTTGAGCTGTATTTACAGTCTTGTGTGGAGGATGGAAAGGAGCCTGATACCCCGTTTAAAGGTGTGTTTAACGTCAGACTTGATCCAGAACTGCATCGTCGGGTCGCTGAAATGGCGATGGAAGAAGATTTATCACTGAACGCCTTTGTTAATAAGGCGCTGGAAAAAGAAGTCAACCATCACACAGGGGCTTAATGTTCCCTTCGTCTTTGACATCCTCACCGCCGAAGAATGGGGAATTTATGGCGCACTGGTAAATGGTGGGCGAGCAGGAGGCAAACAAAACCCGGCACCAAGGCCGGGTTTTGTTATTGGTGCATTTGGCAGGTTGTAATATCTGGTCCATAAGCCAAAGTAAAAACAGGCTTGTTGATCAAGCCCATGTTCTTTAATGATTGAATCATTTTTCCTTGCTCGCTAACTTTTTGCTTGCTAAGTATTTCTTCCACTTGTTGTGTCAAGGATTTGTCTTTGTTCATTTATGGCTCACTTGATTGCGACTGCTCCCGCCCGCATTGGGCGAGGGTTCTCGGAGATTTTTCGCTGAAAAAGGAAATAAAATAGCCTCCCTGCAAGGTTATTGATATCATCCTGTGAGTTCAATCAAAAGTCTCATCATTCCACTGCGACTTTATGACCTTTCCGACAAACTGGCAGTTTTCGTTACACTCAATCATGTCGAATCGTGGGTTGAGTGGCTCCAGGTACGCTTTACCGCTCTCACGAATGAATCGTTTGAAGGTGAATTCATCGCCATTCATTCGGGCCACGCAAAAATCGCCATCCTCAATCTCCCGCTCAGGGTCAACGAGTATCAGCATCCCTTCGGGAAACTGGGTTTACCACCCTGCGGCGCGGTCATTGAATGCCCCTTGACCTCCAGCCAGAACGACCTGTCACTGGCTTTTGTGGTGGTGGAGATCCACTTAATCGCATCCTTTGCGGTGTACGAAAAATCATCCATTGAGAAAGCTCCAGCCTGTACGCAGGAGAGTAACGGATATTCGTAATATTTCTCGAACAGGTTACGCCTGTTTCCCGGTGTGTGGGTACGAATACTGCGTAACAAATCACTCAGATCTGGATTAATTTCTTCCGCAGGAACCTGTAATAAAGCCGCAAACTTAAGGGTATTTTCAGTATTTAACGCAATTTTTGCGTTCAATAACTGACTAACAGCCCCTGCGTTTTGAAGCCGAGGATATCTGCGGCTTTTTCCTGGCTTAGGGATAGCTGTTTCCGTTTTTCATCCCAGATTTTGCGCAGTCGTTCAGCGTTCTGGATGTCTTTGTCAGTAATTGTAATTTTCTTCGTCATAGTGCCTCCGATTTTATTAGCAACACAAATATTTATCAAATAGCTAGCCTATTGACATTTAAATCAGGTAAGCTAATATCGGAAAATTGAAATGGGAGGATCTCTATGACTCTTGACGAGTACTTGAGACAAAGCTCTATCAGACAAGCCGATTTTGCGGCGATTGTTGGAGTTTCTCAGGGATTTGTCAGTGGGGTTATTACAGGGAGATACATGCCTCAGGGGCGGAAAGCCATTGAATGGGCAAAAGCTACAGACTGGAATGTAACTCCCCATGAACTAAACCCGCATGACTACCTAAACATGGAAGATGGTATTCCGCTTCATGTAAGGCAAACAGCCTGATAACCCTCCATCGGAGGTGTGAGTGAACAGGCAAATCAAAACGGTTATGCCCGATCAGTACTGTGATGCTGATCGGGACTGGATACAGGAGCAATTGTTACAGCTAGACCCGACCACCAGGGTAAAAATTGCAGCAGAGTACGCGAGAGTGTACCAGGAAGAGTGGGACAAGGAGCCTGTATCGTTCAGGAAGGGCAACAGGGCAAGACGGAGCGCCAACACCCGGTTACGGGTGTATGTCCAGAAGTACGCGAGAGCCAGCCGTGGCTGGATGCTTTCGCCAGTAGCGATACGGAAGGAATAGATCTCATTAAGGTGATTATTTTTTGTGAAATGATTTCACATTAAACCATTGCACTTGAAATTTTACTAAGAAGGGGTAAGGGGCAGATCTGTAACATCCGTGCCTGTAAGGGCACTACCAGAGGAAGGCAGCTCCATAGGTTAGGTAGATCACTGTATAGGGTGAGATGGTTTCTGTAGAAATTGTTATTATACTAACCATTACGGTGGAAATAGTACCATGTTCATCAAATATGTGGTTATCAGCCTGCTCGGAAACAAATTCTACACCGGAAAAGACAAGGTCACGTTTGATTATGTGCTGGCTGCCAAATTGCGTGATGCCGGACTGGCGATCGAACGTAATTATCTGGTTGATATGGGCAACGGTAAGCGCGGATTCGTCGATATCATGGTCGTTGCCCCATCTGGTGAACGGTGCGCGATCGAGGTGGACAGAGCGTCACCACGGGCACGTTCAATACTGAAACTGCGCAGACTCAAGCTATACGGCATTCCTGGTATCGTGCTTCTGCGCTGTTCACGTAATCCGGATCAATACGTTAGCGATGAGATCGACGTGATCCCGGCAACGGGTAAATCACGTAGCAAGGGGGCGTCATGCTGAAAATAATCCCAAACTTTGCTCAGGAGCGCGGTTTAAACCAGCTGCGGCACCAGTGGAAACAGCATCGCACGTACCTGATGTATGCACCCACTGGCTCTGGCAAAACTGGTCTTGCAGCATTCGTCACCGCCGGAATGGTTGAACGTGGTATGCGAGTGATGTTTGTCTGTCCGTACACCATCCTGCTGAACCAGACAGCGGAACGTTTCACCGAATACGGTTTGCCGTGGGAAGAAATCAGTTTTGTATGGCGTGATCACCCTAACTATGACCCGTCACGACTGATTCAGATTGCCAGTGCCGACACGCTGATCCGTCGTGAGTTTCCTAACAACATCGATCTGCTGATCATCGATGAAGCACACATGAAGCGTCGTGCGTTACTTGAGGTTATCCGGGACAGAGACATCAGGGTTCTTGGACTTTCCGGTACCCCGTTCGCAGCCTGGATGGGGAAGTACTACGAATGCCTGATCAAGCCTACAACGATTCGTGAACTTATTCAGCGTGGTGATCTGAGCGATTATGAGTTTTTTGCCCCTCAATGCCTGATCTGGCTGGCGTAAAAACCAGTAACACCGTATTTGGACGGGATTACAACGAGGAGCAGCTCGCATCCATCATGGGGAGTTCGGATCTGGTTGGCGATATCGTTCGCAACTGGCTTGAGAATGGTGAGGATTTGCCGACGATCTGCTTCTGTGTGAATGTTGCGCATGCGAATTTTGTTACCCGTGAGTTTTTACAGGCCGGTATTGGCGCAGAGGTGATGACGGCAGATACCCTCCATGATGAACGACAGGACATCATTCGCCGTTTTGAAGAGGGCGTGACCAAAATAATTGTCAACGTCGGCGTACTGGTTGCGGGATTTGACAGCGATGTTCGCTGCCTGATCTATGCCCGTCCGACAAAATCAGAAATCCGTTGGTTGCAGTGCATAGGTAGAGCGTTACGTACAGCCCCAGGTAAACAACGTGCGTTGATTTTCGACCATTCTGGCACGGTTCATCGGCTGGGTTTCCCCGAGGATATCGAGTATGACGAACTGCCGGGCAAAAATGACGGAATGAAAGCGTCTGCTGGCGGTGGCGAGGTTAAAGCTGAAAAACTTCCAGAGAATGCCCCAAATGCCACTTCATGAAGCCTGCTGGTGTACACATGTGTCCCAAATGTGGGTTTCGTCCTCTTGGTGGCGATGATGTGGCAACAGACCGCGATCGAAAACTCTCTCGCGTAAACAAAGGGAAACGCGAATACAGCCGCGAGGAAAAACAGCGGTGGTGGAGTGAGATCAAGGGCTATCAGAATTACCGCAACGCGACAGGTAAGCCACTGAGTGACGGATGGTGCGCTCATACCTACAAAGAGAAGTTCGGGGTGTGGCCTAAAGGCTTCAGTAACGCGCCGCTGCAAACCTCGGTTGAAGTGCACAATTTCATCAAGTCAATGAGGTGTACTGGCAATAGCGGACACTACCATTTGTTCTTTTTTTAAGCAGCCATCTGATGATATTTTTCCCTGAAGGCTGCCGGGAGATATTCCCCAGACGAGAGTGACGACGCTGACGATTGTAGAAAATCTCAATGTATTCCCGTATTACTGAGATGGCTTCATCCCGGTTATTAAAACGATAGTGGCTCAGGCTCTCATTTTTCAGCGTTCCCCAGAAGCTTTCCATCGGAGCGTTGTCGTAACAGTTACCTTTACGCGACATTGATGTTTTCAGACCAAACTGCTCCTGTATGACCCGGTAATCGTATGCGCAGTACTGTGAACCTCGATCAGAGTGGTGGATTAGCCCGGCAGGTGGGCGCTGGCTCCTGAGCGCCATAAACAGGGCTTTACCTGTCAGCTCTTTTGTCATGCGCTCTCCCATGGCGTAGCCGACAATTTCGCACGTATAAACATCTTTGATGCCAGCGAGGTACAACCATCCCTCCTGTGTGGCAACATACGTCAGGTCCGCCACCCAGACCTGATTTGGTGCTGTAGGAGCGAACGTCTGGTTCAGCATATTTGGCGCAACTGGCAGATTGTGGTTCGGGTTCGTAGTCGCTCTGAACTTGCGTTTCTGCTTACAGCGTAGCCTTAGCTCCTTACGAAGACGTGCCAGTCGGTCACGACCAACGATGATGCCATTCTCTGCCAGCTCCGTCTGGAGCCGCCGGGTTCCATATGTTTCGCGAGTGCGGATATGTGCCACCTTAATCTCCAGTTTTAGCCGCTCATCACTTTGTTTTCTGTCTGAGGGTTCATGCTGTACCCAGTTGTAATAACCGCTCCTGGATACACCAAATACCTGACACATCGCTTCAATGGGAAATTGTTGTCGCCATTGTTCGATTAACGCGTATTTTTCAGCGACTCCTGTGCAAAATACGCTGTTGCTTTTTTTAATATATCTCGCTCAAGGCGAGCTTCATTTAACGCCTTACGCAGTTGCAGAATTTCAGATTCCAGTTCAGCCACCGTGCGGGAACCAGGAGTACCGAGTCCTTTTCTGGCGGCGGTAACCCATTGTCCTAAAGTGCCTTCAGGAAGGGATAATCGGGAAGCGCCTTCACTGATCGAAAGTTGATTTTCAAGAACCGTTCTGACAGCTTCGGCTTTGAACTCTTTAGAGTAACGTTGGGTTTTTCTGCTCATTATTAGCTCCTTCTGATGCCATTCTATTTCAGGAAGGAGTGTCCGTTAAACTCAGGCTACCTCAATTTACGAGTCCAACGGTATTGACTGCGCCCCCACGCACAAATACAACCCATTCGTAGACAGGGGCGCACGCATTGGCGGTTATTGTGTCGTAAAAACATCCGAAGGCGACTATCTGACCGAAGAGATGAGCAACAGGGAAATCGAGGTCATCAGGGCGTGCAGCAAAGCCGGAAATAACGGAGGAAGTAGCCCGTGGGATAGTTTCCCCGATGAAATGGCCAGAAAAGCCATTGTTAAGCGCGCCAGCAAATACTGGCCCCGTCGCGATCGCCTGGATACAGCTATCGACTACCTGAACACTCAGGCCGGTGAAGGTATCATCCTGAATGCTGATCACATCCCTGAGCGTGACGTCACTCCCGCATCAGATGAGATTATCAATGAGATCACTCAGGCAATCACCGAAATTAACAAGACATGGGATGACCTGCTTCCCTTATGTTCCAAAACATTCCGTCGCACGATTGCATCACATGAATATCTCAGTCAGGAAGAAGCTGTCAAAACGCTTGATTTTGTCAAAAAGAAAGCTGCCAGAAACAAGGCCACGGCGGAAGCGAAAATTCACGCCACCACGGAAAATAGCAGCGAGGCCGTGTCATGACACCAGAAATTATTCTCCAGCGAACTGGCGTGGATATTACCAGCCTCGACCAGGGCGATGATGGATGGCACAAGCTGAGACTCGGTGTTATCACTGCTTCAGAAGTTCACAATGTGATAGCAAAGCCACGTTCCGGCAGCAAATGGCCTGATACAAAAATCTCATACTTCCACACCCTGCTGGCTGAAGTTTGTACCGGCGTGGCACCGGAAGTTAACGCTAAGTCGCTCGCATGGGGAAAGCAATACGAAGATGATGCCCGTGCCATCTTCGAATTTATCGCGGATGTTACCGTCTCGGAAACGCCAATAATTTTTCGTGACGAAAGCATGCGCACCGCCTGCTCTCCCGACGGTTTATGCAGCGACGGTAACGGCCTTGAGCTTAAATGCCCCTTCACTTCCCGCGACTTCATGAAGTTCCGGCTTGGCGGCTTTGACGCTATCAAGCCTGCTTACATGGCCCAGGTGCAATTCAGCATGTGGGTTACAGACAAGGACGCCTGGTACTTCGCCAACTACGACCCACGCATGAAGCGTGAAGGCCTGCATTATGTCGTGGTCGAGCGGGATGAAAAGTACATGACGAGTTTTGATGAGATGGTGCCGGAGTTCATCGACAAAATGGACGAAGCACTGGCGGAAATTGGTTTTGTATTTGGAGAACAATGGGGGTTAATAACTAATGGATGAAGTGATTTTTACTTATAACGAAGAATCAGCACTGACCGCCGGACAAGGTGGTTTTATTACCGAAACGGGTGCGCATATCATTAACATCACCGAAGCAGAACTCAAGCAATCAGAAAAAGGTGCCCGATTCATTGAGTTTTCTGGAGAATCCGACGACGGACGGAAAATCCAATATCTCAGTGTTTGTGTTCAGAAGAATGACGGCACTGAAAATAAATTTGGGGCGAGCATTATTCACGCCATGATGGGATGCACAGGAATTGGGCAGTTAACGCAACATATGGTTTCCGTCAGTAAATATGTTGCACCTGAGTTTCACGGAAAGAAAATCGGACTCGTCCTCCAGAAAGTATTAACCACAAACAGAAAGACTGGCGCAGACAGTTACCAGATGGAAATCCGCATTCCATTCATTGCAGAAACAGGGCAGACACTGAAAGAAAAACTGAAGGAAAGAAACCAGAAACTGTAGCAAATATGGTTTCCACTCTCAAAGACAAAGACAATCGCAGCAAAAACGTAAGCCAGAATCATGCAGATGATTATGGTTACAGCCAGAACGATTACCCTCCTTTCTGATTACTGAAAATAAGGCTCCCATTATGCCAGCGCCTCTGTATGGTGCGGATGACCCGCGCAACTGCTCCGGTAGCTCCAAGGCGGAGGTGCTGGAAAATATCAAAATGAAGTGGTCAACAAAAACTGGCCACCGAGTTAGAGTTTTTCCAGTATCGATTTTCCGATTCGTTTGGGGTAACCCACCGTTATATTCGTGCGGTCTTAGTGCGCTGTAATATCCAACGATATAGTCCGTTATGGCGTGAGCTGCCTCGCTGAAGCTTACGTAACCCACCACCAGCATCCATTCGTTCTTCAGACTCCTGAAGAAGCGTTCCATTGGGCTGTTATCCCAGCAGTTTCCGCGCCGGCTCATACTCTGTCTGATCTGGTATCGCCACAATAACTGCCGGAACTGCCTGCTCGTATAATGACTGCCCTGATCGCTGTGGAACATCACCCCGCCGGGCTTACCACGGGTTTCCCATGCCATTTCCAGCGCTTTCATGGTGAGCCTGCTGTCCGGCGAGAACGACATGGCCCAGCCCACTGGTTTTCTTGCGAACAGGTCGAGAACAACGGCGAGGTACGCCCAGCGCTTACCCGTCCAGATATAGGTCACATCACCGCACCACACCTGATTTGGCTCGGTCACGGCGAACTGCCTTTCAAGGTAGTTAGGGATAGCAACATGTTCATGACCACCACGTTTATACCGGTGAGTCGGCTGCTGACAACTGACCAGCCCCAGCTCTTTCATGAGCCTGCCAGCAAGCCAGCGTCCCATCTGGTAGCCTCTCCGGGTTGCCATTGTGGCGATGCTTCTTGCTCCGGCCGAACCATGGCTGATGCCATGTAGCTCAAGTACCTGACTGCGTAATACAGCCCGTCTGCCGTCTGGTTTTTCAGGACGGTTTTTCCAGTATCTGTAGCTGCTGCGATGAACCCCGAACACTTGGCAGAGTGTGACCACAGGATAATGCGCTCTGAGTTTCCCGATTATCGAGAACTGTTCAGGGAGTCTGACATCAAGAGCGCGGTAGCCTTTTTTAATATTTCATTCTCCATTTCAATGCGTTGTAGCTTTTTCCTCAGCTTACGTATTTCGATTTGTTCTGGTGTTATCGGAGAGGCTTTTGGTGTTTTGCCCTGACGCTCATCACGCAGTTGTTTGACCCATCTTGTCATTGTGGAAAGGCCAACATCCATAGCTTTGGCGGCATCTGCCACCGTGTATTTCTGGTCAACAACCAGTTGAGCGGATTCGCGTTTAAACTCTGCGCTAAAATTTCTTTTTTTCAT